CCCTTAAATGTTGCCTTTGACAGAGAAGGAGATAACCCGTTTATACACAAAGGTGAGTGGGCTATGGAGGAGAGGTGGATGCCTAGGGGATCTGTTATAGATCTATACGGGGATACACTTGGAGAAGATTTGATAGACAAACTCGATAGAGGAGAACTTGGTGGTAACATGACCAGTAGTGGTATGCATAGAGATTTCGCATATAGATTCGATGGAGGAACCAGTATTAATGGGGGATCCTCACAAGACTTTTCACACGTATATGTAGCTCACTGTGCATGGAGATCATGGGTTAAGTTAGGTAAACTTGATTTCCTCGATCCTAGAACAGGAATGGTAGAGTCAGTAATTGTGGACGATAGCTTCACAATGAATGACGAACTTAAAGAAATGGATGCTAACGTTACATGGTATTGGGAAACTCAGATTTGGGAGGGTACACAGATAGGAGGAGACACGTTTGTGAATGTAGGTCCGTTAGAGAACCAAACCAAGGATCTACCTTATGTAGGATATGTCTACAATAACGTTAACTCAGTAGCCACATCTTTAGTAGATATGGTTAAAGCACATCAATATACATACATCATTGTATGGTATCGTTTAGAGCAAGAACTTGCCAAGGCTAAAGGAAAGAAGTTCCTTATGGACATAGCTCAACTTCCTAAATCTAAAGGATGGACTGTGGATCAATGGATGTACTACTTTGATAACATGGGGGTTGCTTGGGTTAACTCTTTGGAGGAAGGACGCCAAGGAGATCCTAACTCTACATCTAAATTTAACCAATTTACATCTATTGACATGACTCTATCCCAGAGTGTTGGGCAATATATGCAAATACTTCAGAAACTAGAGGATCAGGTAGAAAAGATTACTGGAGTATCTCCTCAACGTGCTGGGGATATCGGCAGATCTGAAACTGCAACAGGAGCCCAAAGAGCAATTATTCAATCAACAAATAATACTAAGCCTCTATTCTTTTACCACGATATGATAAGAGAGGAGTCATTAAATCAACTTATCGAACTGTGTAAGGTAGCTTACGCCGATGGTAAAAGACTAGAATACGCTGTAGATGAGAAGACTGTTGACACTATCAACATATCTAAAGGACTGCTCAACGGAACAGACTTTGGAGTGTTTATGTCTAACTCATTTGAAGATGCAGAGAACTTACAGAAATTAGAGAACTACTTAGCTGTAGCACTACAGTATGATAAGACCAACCTCTCTGACATAGTTTCTGTACTTACTACTAAATCAGTATCTAAAGTTAGAGATGTGCTTGTTGCAGGTGAGAGAGACAAGCAACAAAGAGATGCTGGGGCTCAAGAACAAGCTAATAAATCTCAGATGGAAGCGCAGGAAATAGCTAAGCAAATAGCAGAAGAAAATAGGGAAGCTGAGAGAGAAAGAGAGAAATTAAGATCTGATACAGATATAGAAGTGGCTTTAATTCGTGCTGAGTCCAGTATTAAGGATGATGATTCTGATATAAAAGCTAAGGTAGCAGAACGTAGGGCGGAGATAGATAACCGTAAAGCTTCTGATGCCAAGGAACTTAAGATAAAAGATCAGGAAATCCAGAAAGCTCAATTAGAAGAAACTATTCGTAGCAATAAAGCTAGGGAGGCGAGTAATAAAAGTAAATACACACAAACTAAAACAAGTTAGTCATGGCAAAAAAGAGTAGTATCAAAATGGGGAAAGCCGTTAAGAACGAAAAGTACCTTGGGTCGATCAATGTAAACTCAGACAATATCAAAGAAGTAAAGGACTGGGGCATAGGAGACAAGATAACATTGGAGGTAGAAATAGAAGTAAACTATCTATCTCAGGCGGATAAGTGGGATATAGAAAATGAAGGTAAAAATAAAGATTCTATACAATGTCGAGGAAATATTAAGACAGTAAAACTTGTAACAGCCAGCTAAACTATTGAAACTTAGGAAATCGTACACAGTATATATGTACAGTCTAAAGAAGTTTTATATATTTGTAACACACAACACCAACAACTTAAAGAAAGATGCTTATGTCAGTAGATTCATTATGGGGAGAATTTAAACAATTAGAGGAAGAAGAAACTCCCGTAGAAGAAACAACAGAAGAAGTAAAGAAGCCAAAGGTTAAGGAGGAAGAGGAAGAGGAAGAGGAAGAAGAAGAAGAGGAAGCAGAGGAGGAGGCTCCTGTAGAAGAACCTAAACCAGAAGAGTCCAAATCAAAAAAACCTAAGGATGACACAGAAAAACCTTCGAGAGATTTATCAGAAACGTTTGAAGAGATCGCAGAAGGATTAGAAGCTGAAGAACTTTTGTTCTTAGACCCTGAAAAAAAGTATGACGGAGACTCGAAGGGCTTCAAACAAATGATGGAAGACAACATGCTTGCCTATGGAGAGAAGCTAAAGAAAGATTTCGCAGCCCAAGAGGCCTCCATCAGGAGATCATACGAAGAGAAAAGTGCACCTAAGATTGCGGACATGGACCCATCGGATGATAATGACGCCATGGACTTGCTTCACAAGTATTATTTAGAGACAGGATTCAATGAGGATGAAGTAGAAGAAAAACTTCAGGAGGTAAAAAATCTGGAGAACTTAGAAAAGGAAGCTATTATAGCTCAACGGTTTCTCGGTAAGAAAGAAGCTAAAGAGGATCAATTAAAAGAGGCCGCTAAAGAAAAGGATAATGAGGACAGAAACATTAAGGTCAAAGAATACATTACCTCTGTTAAGTCAGAAATTGATGAGATGGAGGAGATATCAGGCTTTAAACTCTCAAATAAAATGAAGACAGATTTTAAAGATTATCTGTTTAAGTTTGATAAAGAAGGTAAGTCACCAGCACAAAAGGCAGGTGTGGATCCTAAACGAAGATTACGATTAGCCTTTATGGACTTCGTAGACTTCAACAAAAAAGACTTTGAAATAAAAGCAAAGACTGAGTTAGCCGACGAGTATTCAAAGAAAGCTTCGAGGTTTACTAGTACACAATCTAAAGCTAGAGGTAAGACAGTAAGCAAAGAATCGGATACTCCGGATCAAGGACTACAACCAGGCTTCTTAGATTTTTGGCAATCAAATCAGTAATAATTTAATAAACACAACACTATGAATCAAAGAGACGTATCACCGTTGCAACTACACCAATTACGGAAGTTGCCCTCTGGAATGACAGAGAGCTCTCACCTTTCAAACGCTTATCTCACTGAGCCTGAGCGTATGGATGGAGTATTAGCATTCGCCTTCGGAACTCAGAATGAGAACGTATTAGCGATGTTAACGGGAGGTTTAGGAAACACACGTACTGTTGAAAACCGGGAATACAAATGGGATCTACACGGTCAAGTAGAGAGAGCCATTGAAGTTTCCGCGGATCCAATCACAACCAGCCTCAAACCGGGACTAGGCGGAATGCCTTTCCATATGAAATTTGCTGAGAGCTTATTTCATGTATCGGATAACATTGTATCTGACGATGGCACCCAAGCTCGTGTTTCCGATGTTCGGAACAACGGCTTAGACTATATCGTTACTGCAGTATTAACTGATCCCGATACCCAGAAATGGATTGATCCTACACAGATCAGCCCAGGAGCGTACTGGTCTAAAGATTACTCTACTGTAGAGGAGTTTTCAGCCAAAGGTGGTGGAACAGACTTCCAGGCACCTATGACTTTAAGTAACCAATTAACAACTTTGCGGAAGAGTTATACTGTAACTCGTTCAGCTGCAACTGATGTTATGGTTATTGAACTGTTTGGCCCTGATGGTAATTCCACCAAGTTGTGGACTAAGCTTGCAGAGTGGACAGCCCTGGGCCAGTGGTACAGAGAAATTGATAAAGCATTATTGTACTCAGTGTATAATAAGGATTCTAAAGGAATGGTAAGTTTAAAAGGAGAGAATCAGAGACCTGTTTATCATGGTGCAGGATTACGTCAGCAAATTTCTCCTTCCAATAAACGAACCTATATTAAGCTTACTTATGATTTGCTTGATGGTTTCTTGCTTGACTTGTCCTATAACGCGAACCGTTGGGGTGGTAACTACAACTTTGTAGCACTAACAGGTAAAATGGGAATGCGAGAGTTTGACAATGCAATACAAGAGCGAAGAAACTCTTTAGGAATTACAGTATCTGATAGCGGTACCTTTATCACAGGTAAAGGGGACTCGTTAACTTTGACTGGACATTTCAAGAGCGTTGAGTTCATGAATGGTATCACTTTGACAGTGAAAGAGTTTAGTCCTTATGATGACACCGTACGTCACCGTACATTGCATCCAATTTCTAAGAAGCCTATTGAGTCATATCGAATGACTTTCTTGAACTTCGGAACTATTAAAGGTAAAGCTAACATCCGCAAGGTTGCTAAGCGTAACTCTGAGAACGCAATGTGGCACGTATCAGGCTCTACAACTCCTTTTGGAGATGTAGCCAAATCTATTTCAACGATGCGTTCTTCTGGTCTCGATGGATACGAGGTGCATTTACTTGCAGAAATTGGAATTCAAATTCAAGATCCCACATCATGTGGTGAGCTCATCATGATCTCTCCTAAGATGTACTAAAATATCTTTGTTGTTGGTTAGGGGCTACGGCCCCGCCAACAGCATTTTTACATTTAACCAAACAACAATAACAATATTTACCAACAATAAATAAGTATTATGAACGACAATAAGACATATATTTTAAGAAAGATCAATCCCAACTCATGGTCAGGGATAAGGCTGTATCACTTTTCATTTGAAGACATTGGACCAGCTATTGACGATCAGGGACTACCTATCACAGGACTAACTGAAGATAGTTTCAAGATCAACGCCAAAGGAAATAAGGAATCAGTAAAAGGAACCAGGGTTATGCTGGAAGAGGAGTTAGGATTAGATGAAGGAATGCTTAAGAAAGGCTCTCTCTTTAAACCATCAGTCTTTTGGATTAACTTTGCAGTACGAATGGGTGAAGGAGATGAGAGGTTTAAAACTGATGATCCAATGAGCCGATTGAAGATAGAATTTTTGAAGGCTCAGCCCCAGGTAGCTGATGGAAGCAAGCAGATTAAAGCCAAATCTGAGTATGTATTATTTACACCAGAGGAAGAAGCTTCATCTTCTAACAAGAGCAAGAAAGGTAAGCGTGAAGCATACCAACTGTTTGATAAATTAACCCTCGATGATATGTCTGAGATCTTAGAGATCACAGG